TCCGCCGGTCAGCGACGGCGCCAATGCCGTCGTCCTGACCACCGTCGCCGCCGCCGCGGGGCGGGGCTTCTGAGCGTGAGCGCCTTTGCCTTCTTCGACCCAGACCTGATCGTGGACCGGCTCACCACCGAACTGGCCGAGCTGGGCGCCGCGGTCTACGAGGTCGGCGTCGCCCAAGATCTGGCCCGCGCCCGCGCCGCCCGCAGCCCCATCGCCGTGCTGGTGTTTGGCGAGCGCAGTGAGGCCCGCGATGGCCAGTTCACCGACACCCTGGGCCTGCTCATCGAACTGCGCGACGCCACCCCCGACGACGGTCAGACCCGCCTCACCCGCCTGCGCGACCTGCGCGGCCTGATCTTCGCCGCCCTGGACGGCTACCGCGCGGATAGCGACTGGGAGCCGTTGCGCTACGCCGGCGGGCGCCTGTTCGACCTGGGTGACGAGCCGGGCAGCCGCCTGTCCTGGCTGGAGTACTACGAGACTGGCCGCGGGCGCACTTTGCGTAACCGTCTGCCCTAGGCCAAATCACCCAACGACTGACCCATAGGACCACCCATGTCAACGCCAGCCCACGCGCCCAAGCCTGCACCGACCATCCACGTCCGTCACCCCGGCAGCCACGCCAGCGGCGACCCCCTGGCCTTCGGCCCCTATGCCACCGGCGGGATGATCCATGCGGTCGACCCCGCCACCGCCGAGCGCCTGCTGGCCCGCGGCTTTGAGCGCGTCCCGGACGCCCAGGCCCATGACGTCGCCGCCCCAGCCCACACCCTGATCCCCGAGGAATAATCCCATGCCCGTTCTTGGCTCCGCCGTCAAAGTCGCCCTCTACGACGAGGTCACCTACAAGAGCACGACCAGCGTCACCAAGGGGATGCTGGCCTACTACACCGAGTGCTCCCTCGCCGCCAGCCGTAACAACGTCCAGCCCAACACCATCAGCAGCGACCGCTCCCGCCCCCGCCCGGGCGCCGGCAACATCGACCTGAGCGGCAACCTCAACGTCGAGATGGCCCCGGAGACCATCGGCTTCTATCTGCGCCACTGCCTCGGCGCCCCGGTCACCACCGGCGCCAGCGCCCCCTATACCCACACCTTCCGCCCCAAGGCCCTGCCCGTCGGCCTGATCGTGGAGAAGGACTGGACAGCCAACATCGCCTCAAAGGTAGAGCAGTTCCTGGGTTGCCGCGTCGGCCAGGCGACCATCGACATCCCCCAGGAAGGCGCCGCCACCCTGCAAATGCAGCTCCAGGGCGCCAAGTACAGCATCGCCTCCGCGCCCCTGGATGCCAGCCTGGCCGATCCGGGCCACACCGGCTGGTTTGCCCCCGACGCCGCGGTCAAGATCGGCGGCTCCAGCGTCACCAACGTCAAGAGCGTGCAGTTCACCATCGCCAACAACATGGACGGCGGCCGTTATGCGCTGGGCTCCGGCGGCGAACGCCTTGACCTGCCCGAGGGCTTCGCCGATGTTACCGGCGCGGTCACCGCCATCGTTGACACCACCCTCTTCTCCGGCATCATCGACCCGGCCAACGCCCGCACCGACACCACCCTGGAGGTCATCCTCACCTTCGGCAACGGCCTGGGCGGCTCCGCCGGTAACGAAAAGCTCAGCATCAAGCTCGATCATGCCCAGATCGAGTTGGCGACCCCGCCGATCACCAGCCCCGGAGGTATGGAGGTGTCCTTCACCTTCACCGGCTACAAGAGCGGCAGCACCGACAAGGGCCTGGTCGCCGTCCTGTTGTCACCCCTGGCGGATACGTTGATCGCCTAAGCCCCACCCCGGCGCCGGTCAGTCGCCGGGTAGCGGGCCGGTCACGCTGTTCCGGCCGGCCCGCGCCTTCACTGACCGCCTTTCCCGTCCTTCACTGACCGAGACTGACCCATGTTCAAACTCCAAACCGAACGCCAGACCTGGCTCACCATCAAGCTCCCCGACCCCGACGGCGAGACCCGCATCAAGCTGCGCGTCAAGCTGCTCTCCCACGCTGACAACGCCGCCAAAAAGCACGAGGCCATCAGCGAACAAGTCGCCCGGCTGCGCGCCGAGGCCGATTCCGGCGCCATCGACTCCGCCGCCGGCATGCTGGCCAAGTTCGCCGCCCTAGCCGAGGCCATCAGCCCTGAGGCCATCGACCGCGACCTCGACGCCCTGGTGGCTCGGGTCAGCGACTGGCAGGATGTCGGCGACGAGGCCGGCGAGCCCCTGGCCTATAGCCCCGAGCGCCTGCGTGCCGTGCTCAACATCGGCACCTGGGTGGTCAAGGCCATCCGCCAGGCCATCACCGACCTGGACGATGACGGCCGCCGAAAAAACTGATCGCCTGGCTGCGCTGGCGGATGGATGCCCCCAGCGAGGCCAGCCAGGCATCTACGCCCACCATCAGCCAGGGTGCAAGTACCTGCCGCGTCTGCATGGAGGCCCGCGGCGAACGCACCTGGTGCGGCCAATGTCAGGCCCCGGAGTTGTGGCCGGAAAACATCCCGGCGGTGGAGCTGTACCTCGCCGCCGAGACCCAATGGCGCCATGCCGGCATGAACGGCGTCCCCACCGGCCTGGACTATGCCGGCGTGCGGGCGCTGCTGGAGCTGTGGCCGGACCCTGCCATCGACCGTCCCGCGCGCTTCGCCGACCTCCAAACCCTGGAACGTGAGCACCTGCGCATCGTCCATGAGCGCCTGAGCCGCGAGGCGCACACCGCCGCCACCGCCACCCGCCCCGCCCATCACCGGAGACCCTGACCATGGCCACGCCGATGCGCCTGTCGATCCAGATCAATGCCGACGGCACCGCGGCCATTCAAGGCATCAACCGAGTCCGGGGCGAGCTGGGGGAACTGGATCAGGCCGCTAACCGGGCCGCGAGCGGGGGTCTGGCTGGTCTGGCTAATCAGCTCAAAGGTCTGGCCATGACCGCCGCCGCCGGCATTGGGGTTGCGGCCATTGCCAGCGAATTCGTCGCCGCCGCCACGGAAGCACAGAAGCTCGAGAAAAGCCTGGCCGCCGTTACCGGCTCCAGTGCCGCCGCCGCCCAGGAGATGGAATATATCCGCGCCACGGCCAACAAGATGGGCCTGACCCTGGCGGATACCGCCAACGCCTATATCAGTCTGTCCGCCGCCGCCAAGGGCACAGCACTGGAAGGGAAGGCGACCAAGGACATCTTTGAGTCCGTCTCCCTCGCCATGGGCAAACTGGGCAAGTCCTCCGCCGATACCCAGGGCGCCCTATTGGCCCTGGAGCAGATGATCTCGAAGGGCAAGGTCTCCGCCGAAGAGCTGCGGGGTCAACTGGGTGAACGCCTGCCCGGTGCCTTCAAGGCCGCCGCCGATGCCATGGGAGTCACCACGGCCGAACTGGATGCCATGCTGAGCAAGGGCGAAATCATGGCGGAGGATCTGCTGCCAGCCCTCAGTCAGCGCCTGCGTGAGCTTTACGACGACGGGAAGGAAATCGGCGGGCTTGAGGCAGAATGGAATCGATTAACCAATGCCCTCTCCGCCATGGCCAGCGAAGCAGATCGCGCCACAGGTATCACCAATGCCCTGGCGGGCGCCATTCAATACGCCACCGGGCTGGCCAATGACTGGGCCTCTGCCATCCGTGCCGTCAGCAACGCCTCTCAGGGCCTGGGCTTTACCATGGCGGACCGGGATGAGCTGACGCTCCTTTATCGCAAGCGCACCGATCAAGTCAATGAATATCTGGCAGCCGTGGAGCGCGCCAATAAAGCCGCCGATCTGACCAAGACCCCAGGACTGGCCGCGGCCCGGGATGACGCCCTGAAAGCCTTGGCAGATACCGAGCGCGCCATTCAAAGTGCGCGACAGGCAACGCGGGATACCTACAATCAGCAGCGGGAAGATAGTGCCAAACTGGCCGCCAGTATGATGGATGGTCCCGTAAAAGCCTTCCGTGCCCAGCAAGCAGCCACGGCAGAAGCCAATCAGGAATTGCTAAAACTAACGGGCAGTTATGACAAAGCTGCTGCCAAACAGGTCAAGATCGCTGAGGCTACGACAAAATATCAGGAGATCGCCAAAAGCCTGGGAAAGGATGAAGCCTGGATTACTGAGCAGGTGGAGAAGTATACCCAGGGCCTGGAGTCCAATACCGCCAGCCAGGGCAAAGCCAGCAAGGCCCGCGGGGGCACGGCAAAAGCTACCCAGGAAGCCGCCAAGGCTGAACGCGAATATAACCGTGCCATCGCCGAAACCGAACGCGCGGTCCAGGGGCTGATCTCACGCTATCTCCCCGCACGCCAGGCCGCCGAGGATTACGCTCAAGCGCAGCAAGCCGTCTCCGCCGCCCTGGCAGGTCAATCGGGATCGTTCGCCCTGTCCGCCGAAGAAGCCAGCCAAATCCTGGACGGACTGGCCCGGGATCAGGCCGCCGCCGCCGATGCCGCGCGCCGGGAGTCAGACGCCTTCTACGCGGCCTGGGCCGATGCCGTCGATAGCCTCGACAGCACTTTCCAGGGGCTATGGCGATCTCTCATCACCGGCCAGGGCGACGTGCTGGGCGATCTCAAGGAGACGGTCCTGGAATGGGTGGCCGATCTGTCCTATCAGCTCCTCCTCAGCCCCCTGGTGGTCCCGATCCAAACCGCCCTCCTGGGTGGCACCGGCGCCGCCGTTACGGGCAGCGCCTCTGGCATGGTGAGTGGGGCTGGCAGCCTGGGCGGCGTCGGCAATCTCTTCTCCAGCCTCAGCAGTGGCATGAGCTGGTTTAGTACCGCCCTCAGTTCCGTAACCTCCGGCGCCATCTTCTCCGGCATTAGCACCGGCTTTGGCCTGGCCACCGCCAACATTGGCGCCGCCGGCTACTTTGGCGCCATGGGTACCACCCTGGCCACCGCCGGATCGTCCTTCGCCTCCGGGGCCATTGGCACCGGCATTGGTATGGCTGCTCCCTACCTACTCCCTGCCATCGCTGCCATCGCCGCTATCGCCGCCCTAGCCGGCGCCTTCACCGGCGACGGCTATGACCACGAGCCCGGCTACTGGGGCGTAAGCACCGGCGGCAGCGGCGTCGACA